AGGAATAACTCCTTAAGGAAGTGCCCCCTACAGGGGCATCTCCTTAGTAAGAAGAATCCTTAAGGAATACAGCGCTGATGTCAATGATCTTTTGCATCGTTAGCTTTATCGATCATGTCGGCGGCACGGCAGTTCATGCCTTGCAACCATCCTCGCTTGTGCGATCTAGGCCTGTCGTCTACGCAGTTCCCAAACATTTGAGAGTCACGAAGGACTGCTAGGCCTGTCATTGCGTGCGCTATGTGATGCTCACCAGAGTCTGGGTCGAGGTCTTCGCCCTCGTACCAAGCTGTGAGGTGCCGCCATACAGCGTCGTAGTATACCGATGCTCGGACTCCTTCTTGGCGCCAGTTGTAGGCTCCGTATTTCAAGTCTCCGTGCAACTTTACTAGGCCGCACTCCATTAGGACTGGAGCAGGCAGGCCAGAGATAGGTGCCTTGCGGATACCTACTCTGTCCTTGGGGTTAGTGCTTTTAGTATCGCTCATAGTGATAGCTTGTTGAGTTCTCCTTTGATGTCATACCCGAGGCACTGCGCTAATGATCCCTCGTCTGCATCTTCTGCATCACCAAGGATCTCTTGGAGGTATCGAATGCTGACTCGGATCTGGGATAGCTCGGCTTTGGCTAAGTGAGTATAGCCCTGCTCCCGTATGGGAGCTTGGCGTGCGTCGCACTTGCTAATTTCTTGCAGTGCATTTTCGAGAGGCTCCAACCAGTAGCGGTTGAAGTCCGATTGTGTTTCTTTGTTGTCTGTTTTCATAGATTTCTGATGTAGTTGATTTGAGCATTGATGATTGAGCTTCGTCTGTCGAGTATATCTTGAGGGTTAACGCCTTCAGCAATCTGAAGACCGTCAAGAATCTTGGAGTCCGAAGCACGTCTTCCGAGGGTGCGACCTCGACCGAACGATCCGTCGGCGAAAGTGTGCCTCCCGTATGTTACGTCGGTCAGCACCATCGGTTTGTTGTCCACGATGTATGCCTGTCCGATTTGTAGTTTGGATTTAGTCTTCATAGTTCATGCTTAGATATTCCATTACGAGACTTCTTAGCTCCCAAGGCAAAGGCTCTAGGCAGTTGCCCCCGAAGTCTTCGCATAGCAAAGGGAAGTCATCGGATTCCTTTACCGCAGGTTTGTATGTTGTGCCACAATTTGGGCAGGTTAGTTTTGTCATAGGTTATGTTGGTTATGTTCTCGTCCATTCTGCCCAGTCGGTCAGCATCTCAGCGGGTGCGCATTCTGTAAAAATTCTGAACTCATTCACCATGCGTGGTGGTGCCTCAAAATTACAGGTTCGCAGTGCCTTGATGCGTAGCCTCTGGACAAAGATGTCGTGAGCTTTAGCGGGGTCATCGTCGGCCTCCAATAGGAGGCGTTTGAATTGTTCCCATGCGGGCTTAGGCCTAGGCAGTATTGTCCAAGCGGTCATTCGTTTTGTTGATTCCATAGTTTGTGTTTGTTGGGTGTTAGTGCCAGTCGTAGTCCGCATTTATAGCAAACGCTAGCCTGTCTTTTATGTGTTCTCCATCGGAGTCGAATTGAGTAGGGTCGGTAATTCTTACCAGTAAGGTCGAACCGTTATCGTCTAGTTGACCATCTGAAGCGTGTTCACAGGTAATATCTAGATAAGGTGTGTCCTTGATATGAATAGGGTCGTAATCCCCGACTGATAAAAGAGAGACGGGAACAAGGTATCCCTCTGCGATTAAATCCTCACGGATTGTTAAGTGACTGTTTTCTTTGCTCATAGTTATTTGTAGAAGATGTGCTGACCAATCTTGCAAGTCCTTTGCATGGAGCTAGCCCAGTATGGGTCGCAGTAGTCAGCGTGATAGTGATCGGCACCGCCCGTGTAATTGGTCGGGGCTGAGTGCACGATAGTGAGCGCCTCGTGCCACCGAGGGTGCCGTTTTGCCTTGGCTAGCAGGGTAGCAATCTTGCCACTGTTCCAACAGCTGAACTGCTTGCGCTGTAAGCACACCTGCTTGGACGTGAGCCTGCGTTTGACAGCTCGGTTGAGTATAACCTCATGCACTGCCTGCATAGCCCCTTCAGCGTGCTCTCCGCCCGCTTCTAGGATGAGTGTAGCCGCTACGATCTCGGACTGATTAGCCGAGAGGTTCGACAGCGCAGTCAGCGCTGTAATTAGAATGATTCTAAATGTCTTCATAGTTTGTATAGGTTAGTATCCGTTTGCTTCTGCCCAGTCTTCAATCTTGTGAATGACTTGGTCTGGGACTGAGTGCTCGTGGTCTGTGCCATTCGTCAGCTTGTCTGTCTGCGACAGGCAGGCTAGGCTTGCAGTGTAACGCCCTCTAGATACCCAGCACTGAGTGCTAGGATCGTCGAGCGGATCGATCTCGAGTTCTACGTGGTAGTCGTTGATGTTGGTCTTTATGATTCGCATAGCTTGTATTGGTTGAGGTTAAGCTTCAAGTTCGTCCCATTTGTCCATCCATGCGGTCCACGCATCGTCGGAATCCTTGAGGGTTTTGGCGGGGATGTCTTTCGAGTTACCGAAGTCATAGATGGTAGCCGAGGCTTCGTTGCCGATGATGACATAGGCAGTGATTCCGTGCCCGTCTTTGGCGAAGGATAGTGAGCCTTCCTCGGTGCCAAGCACCCATTCGACGGCTTTTGTAGTAGATGGATCTTTGATGCGGTCTTCACCGTCACTAGCTGATACTAGCTTGAAGCCAGCGGCTTCTTGAAAGTGAATGAAGGAGCGGAGTACTTTATTATAATCTGTCATAGTTGTATTGGTTATGTGTTAGTGCGACGCAGTATGCGTCTACCCCAAAAGCCCCACCCTTGTGAGGTGGAGCTGTGTGATTAGAGTTGAAGCGTGTGCAAGGCATAGCAAGCGCACAGGATTGCCGTTATAATGCTGGCAACCGTGCAGATTGCTAGGATTTGATTGTCTGTTAGTCTGTTCATAGTTTGCCTTGGTTAGTTAACGGGGATTTCGTGTATCTTGCCTTCCTTGTCTTCAACGGACAGGGTGATGTGAGATACGTCCATGAAGCCGTCCTCGTGGTGGCAGTCAACGCCGTCCATCCAGAGTTCGATAAAGGTTTCCCTGTCGAACAGGTCATCGGCAGTTAGATCGAATTTGCATTCAGTAAACGTCTCCCTGTCGGGTGCGTCCTCATCAAAGAGAAGTCTGATGACGTTCTTGTTGTCATTGTTAAGCGGTTGCATTACACGGGTAGGATCAGTCACGTATGATCGACCACTTGGTCGGTGATTTAGGTGTAGACCGCCGAGGTTTAAGTCCGCCCTTGATGCGTCCTTCGGGTTGAAGTTTATGTCAACGTGTAAGAGTTTTATTCCGTCTATATTAGTCATAATTTGTATCGGTTCGGTGTTAGTTTACTTCTCCGTCTTCGGAGATTATGCCCTGCTCAATTAAGTCATGAGCGGTGCGTTGGTAGTGCCCTTGCATTGCGTTGATGAAACCTGTCATCACTAGCTCGGCAAAGAATTGAATGGTTTCGTCTTGGCTCATTTCGCCAGACTCGTAGGAGATAATTGCTTGTATCATAGTTTGTATTGGTTATGTGTTATTGGCTCTCACTATTGCGGACTTGAGACCGTCGCAGGTTGCGGTTAGTTTACCAATCTATGTCTATCTTTTCCACGTCGTCGGGACTCATCTGAATGAGACGCCCTCTAATTCTTAAGGGCACTGCCACGTCTGTCCATGGAAGCTGGTGGTGATTAGACTGAGAAAGAACGAGTATTACGATCCCCATAGTGTGCGTAGATTGTGCATAGTCAAGCTCATAGCCTAAACAATCAAAATTAGTGATTTTTAACATTTCATACAAATAAATGAAACTATTGTAAAGATGGCGGCACTCAGCCGCCTATATGGTTACGTAAGTCGTTGATAACGCTTCTGTAAGTCGTTAATACGCTTTTGTAAGTCGTTGATTATCAGTAAAGGCTCAAAATCTAAAATCAACAGCAGGGCGTGTAGGAGCCCCGTCAAGGGCTCCGATTTTCGACTGGCACCCTACCTCTCGCAAGCACTTGGAAGCCCATACAGGGCATTTCCATCTTAATGAGATTGCCGTCTCAATAAGCCCCAAAGCCCCTCCACCTAAAGTAGATATGCTTATGCTGGGAGATTAGAGTAGAGTAAAGTAGAAGAACTTATGCTGTGATCCTTTCACTCATCAAAGAAGAAAAACTTATCTCAAGCCAGAGCCGACCACGGGATTAGCCGAGCTTATGCCAGCCCACCGCAGTAGGAATGCTTATGCTAGCCCTGTTGATAATGAGTCTCAGTCTCAGCTCATCTACGGCGACTGCTTGTTGCGACCCAGTCTCAGTTAGGGGGGGTGGGGGTCAATCATTAACTGACTAAATTTCTGTCTATTTCATAAACCCCACCTTAAAAAAATACCCAACTCATAGGGCAAAGCCAGGGCCACCTGGCTAGGTTCCTGTACTCCTTAAGGAGTTCTCTTTAGCAACTATACTCCTTAAGGAGTCTCTTGTCTTTGGTTTCTCCTTATTTCCCTGGCCTCTACGGGCCAGGAAAAGAACTTAAGGTATGAACTCCCTAAGGAGTATAAAAGGATTATACACTAGTTTTTACTTGACTGTCAAGTCTTATTTATAAATAATGAAGAAATGCTAGAGGAACCAGACAACAATTCACCTGAAGATAAGGCTGCACTAATGCAGGAAATCCAAGGAGCCATATGGGAAGTATCGGAGAAGAAAGAGATCGAGAAGGTCCGCAGTCTATCTAGACACAACCCCGAGAAGGTTGCGTCTATCCTTTACCTGTATAGCACTGGAAGTAGCCAGACTAGGATAGTAAAGAAGTACGGCATAGATAGAGAAACCGTTATCAGCGTCCTGTCGGACTACACGGATCACCTGGGTAAGTTCAAAGAGTTAAGCGGCAAGATTGCCGCAAAGAACTACCTGAACCTCAGTAGCCTAGAAGAGGACCTGATTAACTCTGTAAGGCAGGACCTAGAGTCAGGAGAGCTAAAGCCTACTGTAAGGGACCTAAAGGAAATCTCGATCTCTGTATCCAATGCAGCTAGGCAGGCCTTTACTTCACGTGGCGAGGCCACGCAGATTACTGAGGACCGCCAGGTCATCACTCAGGAGGACTACGAAGAAACTATCAAGGCGGCCCGAGACAGGATCGCCAATCTTAAACAAGCCGAAGAAGCAGAACTAGTACAGGAGGACACAGATGGGTAAAGGATGCGCACCCCGAAAGGGACACAATCAAGACAAGCAGCGTAAGAACTACGACGACATTGACTGGAGTAAAAAGCCAGTAGCCCCAAAGACAGAGCAGCCGACGAAGTCTAAGTAATGCCTATTACATTTACAGAGCACCCTATAGTGCGACCTCCCACAGATGAGGAGATAGTCCTGCTTGGTGAGCAGGACCCTCAGCTACTGGCGGCCCTGCACGAGGCCCACGAAGGTAGAATCAAAGCAGCTGAAGAGGATCCTATGCGCTATGGCTTCGACCTAGAAGGCTGGGGCAGAATCCGACACGGGCTTCAGAGCAACAATGAAGTCCTGGCCCTGGGTGGTAACCGCAGCGGCAAGACTACTGGCTGCGCCAAAATGCTAATGGAGGCCGTCACCGAAAGTATGGACGGTCATATCGTATGCTTCTCTCAGAACGCCGATACATCTATTAAGGTGCAGCAGTCCGCAATCTGGGAGATGATGCCCAAGGAGTTCAAGCGCAAGACCAAGAGCGTAGACGGATACATTAACTACTCTATGCAGAACGGCTTTACTGCTTCGTCGTTTATCTTTCCCGATACCAGGACACGTGTAGACTTCAAGACCTATACGCAGTACAGTAA